ATGGCAAATTGTGGATAGCAGACGGTACGCATAGAGCACATAAAGCGATTCTAAATAAAATTCCAAAAATAAACGCTAAAATTATTCCTATAAAAGATATGTCTTCTTTTTCTGTAAAGCAAGGTGTCTCGGAAGGTGTAATGAGTGACCTAGACCAAGATCGGCAAGATGCCAATTGGGACGCCATTGTGGGTTATGTTATTAACGGATTAAAAAAGAATCAAGACGTAGGCCATATGGAGTTAGCCCTATATAAGTGGGGCGGTAAAGAATTAGTTGATGTTGATCAAGAACTAGAAGATCGTGGCTTCGGAGATTTAGCAGATTTAGCAGACCATATCCAACAACATGGTGGTCGGTACCAGCCACCCACAAACTTCGGACTAGATGAAGATCGTAACCCTGTATATCAACTTCCCGAGCTTACATTAATTTTAGATCCGCATTTCATTGAGCGAATGGGCACTAGACAACTTAACAGTCGTGTAGTAGCACAATTAATGTCACGCTTAAAAAGTCTAACACAAAAATTATCACAATTTGAACCAGGACAAAAGATTTGGGTTAATAGTCCCAGCTTAAAGGTCAAACTCGGTATGCGTAGACAAATGGATCGCAATGGTAAGATGACTTATTTACTCAAGACTGTGGTAAAGAATCCTACCTGGGATAACCCAGACCCCACTATTACTGTTGAGAACTTTGCAGATGGCAAGAAGCCTGGGCGTAAAGGACTAGCCAAGCGTGTTGGGGTTGACTGTAAACAACCTGTCAGTAAACTACGCAGTGTAGCAAAAAACTCATCAGGTGAGCGACAAAGAATGGCACATTGGTGTGCTAATATGAAGTCAGGCCGTAAATAACTATATGCCTAATTATATTAAACATAATGTAGCTTATAACCAAGAACTTGCTGCCGAAGCATGGTCAGGTCCTAATCTGCGTAAAGAAGTACGTTATAAATTGCTACGTGCAGCAAAGATGTTTGTAGATTACTTAGAAATACCCAATTTTACCATAATTGATATTGTGTTGACTGGCAGTATGGCTAACTTTAACTACACCAAATTCAGTGACTTTGACGTGCATGTGGTCACACGTTATAGCGATTTAGAGTGTGATGATCTAGCCGAAGCATTTTATCAAGCTAAGAAAAAGATATGGAATGATGATCACGACGTTATTGTGCGTGGACATGAAGTTGAGTTATATGTAGAAGATGTTGATCATCCACCAGTGTCAGGTGGTGTTTATAGTTTATTAGATGACACATGGCTTACACAGCCTAACTATGAACCACCGGACATTGACAATGCTGCGGTAAATGCCAAAGTAGAAGACCTAATCAAACGCATTAGTTCAACAATATCTGGAGCTGATGATGAAGGTGATATACGTAGACTACTAGATAAAATAAGACGTATGCGACGAGCTGGATTAGATACAGATGGTGAATATAGTGTTGAAAATCTCGCATTTAAGATATTACGTAATCTAGGCTACTTAGACCAACTAAGTAAAGCTATAAAAGACCAACAAGATCAAGCTCTTAGTTTAATATGAGCTGGTTCCTACATATCTACCATTTGACGTGGTTATTGTTTTTCCTGGCATTGGGTTATATTTTTGGGTGGCAAATAAGTCTAGGCCTATTTTCCTTAATGGCAGTTGTAATTTTCTTAACAGCATAAATAATTATATGAGGATCAAAGATATAATTTCAGAAGCAGCCAATCCTGCCCAGCAAGCGGCTATTGCTATCAGTATGAAAAAGGCTGGTAAAAAACCTAAGAATGAGTCTACCAAAGAAACTGGTCCTAAGTTTACAGGATACTTTAAAGGCAAAGATAACCTACCAGTCAAAAAACGCATGGTAGGTGAAAAAAGTGTTGAAAAAGAAAAAAAGAGTTTACGCAATACCAATCCTTGTTGGAAAGGATATCATCCTGTAGGAACCAAGAAAAAGAATGGTCGTACCGTACCAAATTGTGTTCCTGAAAGTATACAAGTAGGTGACTTTGTAAGAACACAAGACATGAGTCGCCGCGGTGTGGTAGAAAGTGTAGAGATTCACAGACCATTTGGTGAATACGCTGTGTATTTTAGAACAGAGCAGGATAAATTATTACGTACTCCAATAAGCAACATAGTTAAAATTCCGTAGGTTTAAAATGGAAAACTATATCGATGATAATGAAGCCTACTATCGTTTAACTCATCGTTGTGGTTGTGGATGTTTTCATCACTGTAATATAGAATGTCGCACCGACGGCTGTGATTGTAAGGAATGTAGTTGCAATGACTGTATAGATAAACATATAATCAAAAGTAACAATTAATGACTTTTTGGTAGCAAATATACCGCCTGTACACTGTTATGTTAGGCGAGAATTTTTATATGATTTTGCAAAAGGACATGGCGAATACGAACCGTGTATATGGATCACTGCCAAGAGCATTCGTGGACAAGCCCTGCGTATTGAAAGTTATCTGCCACGTTATGGTGCTTTGTACGATAAATTACCCTTACATGCTTTTGTAAGTAGAAATAATGACTTAGAACCAACTAATTTCTTACCATTGGATCATTTGCAGATATGGGACTGCTTCAGCCATGATTTAACAGTTATACGTAAAAGTTTTTTATCTAATCTAACTGCTAAATTTTTAGCCAAGGATAAAAAGTTTTATTCAGGCGAATATATGTTTACAATTGATAATGCATGCCCAGACAGTAACATCTTAGATACAACCTATGCAGAATGGCCAGAAGATCATAAAAGTTTCAACATTTTACAATTACATAATGGTCAATACGCTGCTCAACCAAATAATAGATGTATATTTTTAGATGCAGCAAGTAATCCGACTGAATTGCTATTTCCAGACTTCGCAGTATGTACAGTGAAGTATAGCGTAGAAACAAATCCAAAATGGGCATTAGGCGATACCAAAACGGTGATGTACACAAAATAATACCTTTGTAGTTGCTATTCTTCTAAAATCAGTATATAATAAATTTTTTACACTAAGGAGTCTCTATGAGCAGTCGTATGTTTAGTGCTGAGCAAAAAGCCAAACTCACACAAATCATTAATGAAGGTATTCAGGTCATGACTGAAATTGAAGATCTTAACGCTGGTCTTTCGGATACAATTAAAGCAGTGGCAGAAGAAATGGAAATTAAACCAGCTATTCTTAAAAAAGCAATTCGTATTGCTGCTAAGAGCAAGTTAGGTGAAAATAATCGCGACAATGAAGACCTTAACACTATTTTGGAGACAGTGGGTCGTACTCTATGAGTTATGTTGATGCTCTATACAGTAAAGATGACAATAAGGTTTATGTGGTAGAGCGTGTAGATGGTGAACGCAGTTACAAGGAATATCCAGCCAACTATATTTTCTACTATGATGATCCAAAAGGCAAATTTCGTACCATTTACGGCACACCAGTAAGTCGTTTTAGTACACGAAATCAACGTGAGTTCCAACGTGAAGTAAGAATTCATGGTAATAAAAGCACTTGGGAAAGTGATATCAAACCTGTTAACAGATGCCTTGAAGAAAACTATGCAGGTAAATCATCTCCTAAACTACATACAGTATTTTTTGATATTGAGGTAGATTTTGATCCTGTAAGAGGTTTTAGTAAACCAGAAGACCCTTTCAATCCAATTACTGCTATAAGTTTATACATGGATTGGTTAGATAAATTGGTTACTTTAGTTATACCTCCTCGCAGTCTAAGTAAAGAATCAGCTGAAGAAATAACAGCAAAATTTAGTGATTGTTATTTGTTTGAAAATGAAGGGCTATTATTAGAAACATTTTTAGACTTGATTCAAGACGCTGATATACTCAGCGGATGGAATTCTGAAGGATTTGATATTCCATATATGGTAATGCGTACCACTCGCGTATTAAGCAAAGACGACACTCGTAGGTTTTGTTTATGGGATCAATTTCCTAAACAACGCACATTTGAGCGGTTTGGTGCAGAGCATATTACATTTGACCTGTCAGGTCGAATACACATGGACTATATGCAATTGTATCGCAAGTACACATATGAAGAACGCCATAGTTACAGCTTAGATGCCATTGGAGAGCATGAGTTAGAAGAACGTAAAATTCAATATGAAGGAACATTAGACCAACTTTACAATAGAGATTTCGCGACCTTTGTAGATTATAACAGACAAGATACTGTGTTGTTGGCAAAACTAGATCGTAAACTACGATTTTTAGATTTAGCCAACGAAATCGCACACGACAACACAGTGACATTACCTAAGGTATTAAGTGCAGTAGCAGTAACCGAGCAAGCCATTATTAACGAAGCCCATAGTAAAGGGCTAGTAGTTCAAAATAGGAAAAATCATGACGGTGACACGCAAGCGGCAGGTGCCTATGTTGCTTATCCCAAAAGAGGGATACACGAATACATCGGAGCAATCGACATCAACAGTCTATACCCATCAGCGATCCGTGCTCTTAACATGGCACCGGAAACCATTGTTGCACAACTCAGACCAACCTATACAGAAAAATACATAAAAGAAAAAATGAATGCTGGTTCCAGTTTCGCTGATGCTTGGGAAAATTTATTTGGTAGCATAGAATATACAGCAGTCATGGATCAGGAACCGGGTCGAGAAATTATGGTAGATTGGGAATCTGGTGATGAAACTTTAATGTCAGCTAGAGACATTTATCATCTTATTTTTGAAGGTAATAACCCTTGGATATTGAGTGCAAATGGAACTATCTTTAAATATGATACAAAAGGCATTGTACCGGGCTTGCTTGAGCGTTGGTACAGTGAACGCAAAGATCTACAGGCTAAAAAGAAAGACGCACAAACTCCTGAAGACAAAGCCTTTTGGGACAAGCGACAGTTGGTTAAGAAAATTAACCTTAACTCACTGTATGGTGCTATTCTTAATCCTGGATGTCGCTTTTTTGACAAGCGTATTGGCCAAAGTACAACCCTAACCGGGCGTGTGATTGCTAGACATATGGATGCACATGTCAATGAATGCATCACAGGCGAATATGATCATGTGGGTCGTGCTATTATCTATGGTGATACTGATTCTGTTTACTTTTCTGCATATCCAATATTGGAAAAAGAAATTAACAATGGCAGCATGTCTTGGAATCGTGATGTATGTGTACAACTTTATGACACCATTGCTGACTCTGTTAATGAAAGTTTTCCTGGATTTATGGATCGTGCTTTTAACTGTCCAAGAGATATGGGTGGCATCATACAGGGTGGAAGAGAACTAGTTGCCAGCAAAGGTTTGTTTATTAAAAAGAAACGCTACGCAGTATTGATATATGATTTAGAAAATTCTCGCTTGGATCGAGATGGCAAACCAGGCAAGGTCAAGGCCATGGGTTTAGATTTGAAAAGATCAGACACACCCAAAGTAGTACAGGAATTTCTCAGCGATTTACTACAACATGTGTTAACAGGGTCAGATCGTGATATTATCTACGAAAAAATAAGAGAGTTCAAATTACAATTTCAAACAAGACCGCCCTGGGAAAAAGGAACACCAAAACGTGTTAACAACCTCACACACTACTCGGACTTAGAAGCAAAAAAAGGACGAGCTAACATGCCAGGGCATGTACGTGCTGCTATTAATTGGAACAATCTTAAACGAATGAATTCTGATAATTACAGCATGAATATAGTAGATGGTATGAAAACAATTGTATGCAAATTAAAATCAAATCCATTAGGTTTAACTTCGGTTGGATACCCCACAGACGAAACACACATTCCAGACTGGTTTAAACAATTACCATTCGACGATACTCTTATGGAAGATACTATTGTGGATCAAAAAGTGGAAAACCTACTGGGAGTTTTGGATTGGAAAATTGCCGATCATACTGATACACGTAGTACATTTGACAGCTTATTTCAATTTGATTAATTTTATCATACCTCTTGCATTTTCTAAATATAATCTATATAATCAATAATATTTGTAAAGGGAATTTCAATGAAGGACGCACTAAAAGATATATTACAAGATATTGTGCAGCATACACATAACCTGGGTGTAATCGATCTCATCAAAGTTGTAGGTACTACAAGAGATACTACCATCAGTGCAATTGGTAACGATAGGATAGTGGTAATGGATGCTAAATTCCATAACCCTATCCCTGAGTTCATTGGCACATTCGGTATGCCAAATTTAAATAAACTTAATATTATTCTTAGTATACCAGAATATCGCGAACATGCAGTAATTTCAGTGGGTAAACAAAACAACGAACCATCTGGCATTGACTTTGCCAATAAAGATGGGGATTTTGTTAACAACTATAGATTTATGGACAGTAAAAACGCTAACAACAAAATCCCCACTGTTAGTCTAAAAACTGCATTAAACTGGGACGTTGAAATTGAACCTAGTGTGGCCAGTATCCAAAGACTAAAATTTCAAAGTCAAGCACACAGTGACGAAGTAACTTTTAGTGCTCAAGTTGTAAATGATAAACTAGAATTTAGTTTTGGTACTGCTAGTACTCATGCTGGTAACTTTGTTTTTTCACAAGGTATTAGTGGAAAACTTGCACCTAATAGGTCTTGGCCGGTGGCAGTATTTTTAAATATCTTAAATTTACCTGGCGATAAAAAACTACGTTTCAGCGATAAACAAGGTATTGCTGAAGTTACAGTAGATTCTGGAATTGCCATGTACAATTATAAAATTCCTGCCTTTACAAAATGATTAAAAGTCTGACTTCACACGGCCCATATCTTGTGATAAACGGTGGATATCACAATTATCCATACATGAGTCCGGGTGCTGTATGTGCTGGGCAACTGCGTTGGAACACCAACACCAACGAAATGGAAGTAAATGATGGTGTAAATTGGCGTAGCTTAGGTGCCACTCATACTACTCTTTCATTGACTGATGATGCACAAAACGCACTAACCTGGGCAGTGACTAAGATGAAAGAAGAACGCGACTTGCAACAACGCATGGAACGTCATCCCGGTTTGCGAGATACTTGGGAAAAATTTAAGATAATGGAAGCATTATGCAGAGAAGAAGATGCAGGACAACCTAACAGCTAAACAAAACGACTACGCAGTATTCCTTCCGGCCATTTCTGGTTTCTATGCTACCTTTGTGGGTAAACAGCGTGATCCTGTAAACGGTCCTTATGTGGATCCTAATAGGTTTCCTACTGGACTAACCAATATGGAACAACTTAATTGGCTCAATAGCCAAAAATCTTTGTTTCCATATCGTTGGAGTTTATATTCCGGCGGACACGCTAATCTGGACTTAAACAAAAAAGACTGGTCAGAGGACATGGTACGTGCTAGAGAGGCAGGTAGTTTCATGTTAGGCGATTCGGGTGGATTCCAAATTGCCAAAGGCCTGTGGGAAGGAGACTGGAAAGCTAATTCTGGTTGTACTCGAGCACAAGCCAAAAGATCCTCGGTATTGAATTGGTTAGATAATATTTCAGACTACGCTATGATCCTTGATATTCCAACTTGGGTCATACACGATAAAAAAGCTGGCGAAGCCTGCAAAATTAAAACATTAAAAGAAGCAGTAGATGCCACACATTTTAATAACGAATACTTCATGCAACATCGTCGTGGTATTAGAGATGGTGGAGCACGTTTCTTAAATGTGTTACAGGGTGATAATCATAAAAGTGCGGAATCTTGGTACCAAACTATGAAACACTATTGCGACCCAAAACAATACCCAGGACGCC